AATAGGAGTCCAATCGGATTTACCTTTAACTTTTCTTTTCACGTTAATGTGGTCAAGAACTACTTCTTCTGCGGTGTATTTAGGCTTATCTGCGGACTTAATGAGATAAGCAGGAATACCGTCTATATAAAATATAAATCTATTTTGCAGCTTGGGTTCGTAAGCTGTATAGAACATATCTGCTGAACTTAATATTGCCATTGTGTTGTTATTTTGTTATAAATATATTAAAGCTGAATTTTTAGTCATTAAATGTTGCACCTGTTGGCTGAATTGTATAATCTAAGATTATAAATTCGGCTGTTTTAGTAGGTTGAATAAATATTTGACCTACTAATTGGTTTCTGTCTATTGCTTCAGCAGTATTGTTACTTACATCCATTACTACTCTAAAGGCAAATAATCCTTGTCTTTGTTGTACTGACTCTAAGAAAGGTGTAACAGCGTTTAAGAATCTATTTCTTGTGACTGTTGTATTTTGTTCAAATACTAGGTTCTTAGAAGTATCACCAATAAAGTTCTTAAGAGAAATTAATAATCTTCTTACGTTAATACGGTCAAGAGCACTTGCTTTTTTCTGGAGTGTTTTTTGTCCATATGCTACGGGACCTACTCTTGGGAAGGTTGCAATTGGATTTACTTTATTATCATATAATTTATCTCTAACTGCTTGGTTTAATTTAAATTCAGTTCTTACAACAGGTAATCCACCTCTATTCAAACCTGCAGGTGCAAACCATGGGGCAGCTATTCTATCATTTGCGGCATAAACTCCTTGCATTACTGTAGAAGCAGGTACATATACGTTTCTGCTTAATTCCGTTGATGGTACCTGGACCCAAGGCCAGTAAGTACCCGCAAAATTAGTATTAAGTTCTCCAGCTTCTCCTGTAATGCTTCCAACTCCTGTCAAATCTGCACCATAAGGTACCAAATCCGCTATGTAGAAGCAATCGCCTCTACCTTCACAAAGTTCTATGATAGACGCTACTACGGAAGCATAATCTTTATTATACATACCTGGTGCTGTAATAGTGCTGAATCTATATTCATCTTGGTTTTTAAGAATATTGATAGCTGTAGTATAATCATCTGCTACTAATCCTTGAGAATCTGTTCCACTAATATTTTTAAAAGTAAGCATTGGTTCACCTGTTGGAATATTAGTTCCAGTAGCACCATGGAATGAGCCACTGCCCGCAGATGGTAAACTATGTTGGTAGCTAACACCCGAACTATCAGTACCTATAGTACCATCAGCTAATAAGTAATCTGTGGTTTGTAATTCAACTGATTTAACTCTTACGAATTTAGATTGGTTAGGATACTCACCTTCTACTTTAATAAATGTTTGGCCTTCCGCTTCAGTTGTAGTTGTGGTTTGATCTCCAATAATTCTAGCAATATAATTATCAGATTTAGGATCTAAACTACACCCTATAAACGTTTCTAATACTATTTTATTGTTAGTATTATCATCACCTCTTCTAATTGATAAATTAAAAGTACCATTCGCTGTATTAACACCACTAACTTCCCATCTTAAATTATCTAAAGATCCTGATTTAAGTGAACCATCTGCAAATTGTTCACCTGCATCTGTAGCTCCTGTAGTGCCATTAAATACTATACCCTGACCAATTGTTTCAAGAGTAAAGGATTTAGTTCCTGTACCATCTGCACCACCCTCTAAAGTTAATACGTCCGACATAGTACCGTCGGCACCCGAACCTGTATCAACACTGATACTATTTCCTGCTGTACCCGCTATTGATGCTGTAAGTTCAATAGCTGTACCATTAGCAGTAGCATCAACTCCTATATTTGCATTATCTATTTCGGTGACTAAACTAGTAACAGTACCCGCTATATCCGATCCAGTTGCAAAGAAAAATACATTACCCGCGGGAGAATCATCAGGCACTACACCTGGGCTAGCACCCACAAATCTAAATTCTGTACCATCTACCGTTATTTGGAATTCCGTATTGTCTTGGAATTGGTTTACTATTGTTAAACTTCCAGAAGCTTTCGCACTTGCTGACCCACCAATATTAGATTTAATATTAGTACTAGTAGCAGCTGTAAATGAACCACTAGAAACTCTAGTTACTAGCATACTATTACCTCCGTTAGCAAAGAATTTTTGTGCTGCTATAGAGGTAAAAAATTCTAAGTTTTCAGAAGCAGAAACAAAGGTTGTTCCAAATTTGTTTTTATAGTCAGCAAATGAAGTTACTACTGTAGGTCTTTCAACTGGACCTTTTACTGTAGGGCCTATGATTGCTGCACCTACTTCTACGGGGGCAGGTGTTATGAAGGATTGATCGGTTTCTCTTTGAAATACTCCCGGAGATACTATTTGTTCGGCCATATCTTGTGTTGTTTATTTATAATAAATATAGAAAAAAATTGCCAGCAGTTTCCTGCCGGCAATAAATATAAAAAATATTTCAAAAAAATATTATTCTTCCATTTTAATAAATGTGCCTTGTTCCAAATCTACTTCACCTTTACCATATTTTTCAAACATACTTTTAGATACTTCACGTTCTGTTTTATAAAGTTCATTAAACTGTTCCGCTAATTCATTAAGTTGACGTTTAATGTTATCTTCGGCAATGCCAATTTGTCCTCTTAAAAAAGTAAGTTCATTAGTTTTAGTCCGTAATTCGGTTAATTGTTGGATTTCTTCTTGTGTTAATTTAACACCTTCATTAGTTTTTATAGCCATAACTTATTTGTTTTTATATACGTATAATAGAAATTAATGGAACCCTAATTTTACTTTAGGAAAAATTGTTGCCGGGTAAGCAACCTCAAATTCTAATGAGCGTTGGGTGGCAAGTGGTGAATTAGAATCTATTAATCCCAGGTTTACCAGTGTATTGTTGGATTGACCATATTGAGAAGGGTCAGCAGATTGGCCAAATATATCAAGAGAGTTATCTGGATTATCATCGGTATATCTAATGATAAATCTGCTTCTAGTAAGGGCACCTAAACCACCTAAACCATCATTAGATGCTAAATTAAATAATTCATTTATTCCATCTGCATTTAAGACATGAGTTGCTAATTTAATAATTCCTCCTTCACTTTCAGTTACAGTTTCTTCTGCTGTATCTATTAGTAATTCATCTGCTATATTCTGTGCTGTAGGTGCGCTAAAATTATATCCCCAGCCCATTGTAAATTTATTATCTTCACCAGAAGAAAGAGTGTTGTTAAATCTATAAAGGAATCTAGTAGTAATAGAACTAATGCCCAGCCAACCACCAGGAATAAAACCATTTAAATCCGTGAAAGTAGTAAATGGAGTTGTTTCATTAGGTGCTGCATATCTAGCATTAATTCCTATTATACCTGCCAATTGGTTACCCTCGCTTACTTCATTACTTAATCTAATTGTTCCCTGATTTCCAAAAGTAATCGCTAATGTCCCATCAGTCCCCTCATCCGTTATAACTGCATTAGAAGCATTAGGGTTTAAAAAAGTTCTATATTGAAAATCTGTTGTACCTATTTTAGGGGTAATTACTATTTTAGTAGGTTGAGATTCTTCAGGTATATCGTATGAGATTTGGATTTGTGGATTATCTGTTATTTCACCTAATGCACTTATAAATAAGCTTCCTATAAAACAGTTTCCCTGAGTATTTGCCGGGCTAGTATTATTAGCTGTGTTTCCGTCTTCATCTTCTATTAATGGATCATTAATTCTAGAAATCTTCCAACTAACAAAATTATTAAAAAATTCAGGGGTAAAATTTGGACTAGTAAAAGTATCAAATCCTGTAAGATCAGGAGTAAAGAAGGAAATTTGTGGAAATGTAGAACTAAGTTTAGTGACTGTAACCTGGCCTCCTGGAAGGTCAGATGTAAATTGATATGTTAATTGATTAGTATTAGTGCCAGGTGAACCCGATGTTCTAATAGCTGTTATTGATACTGCTAATTCGATATTAGTAGCATTACTAGGGATAGTAGGGATGTTAAATCCTTGTAAATCTATAGTTTCATTGGTTGTATTAAGATTTATATTTCCCGCAGATGACGGATCCCCCTGAGCTTGATCTACTAAAGTATCAGAATCACCACCGGTCGAATCATCTGGTCCTATACTGCTCCCAAATAAAAAGCCTGTATTTTCTGAACTTGCAGGGGTGATGATGGATTTTTTTAAGAGAGCTTTATCTGGCATATTATGATATTGTATTAATATTGTTTTAGTCTTGTATGTAAATTTTTTTAGATCCTGAATATAGATATTTTCCATAACTATAATCACCTATCTCCGGGTCAGATGGATCAAGGGATGCAGACATGTAAACAGTTATAAATTGTCCACTTTCAGAAGTATATAACTTATATCCATCAGATTCACATATGTATTTTACTCGTATCATTATCCTTCAATTAATTCAACATTATCAATAGCTAAAT